AGTAAAGATTCTTGAGAATGAAGAAAAAACAGAAGCCTCTTTACAATTCGAGTGGGATATGTTAGACTCTAATGGACTACCAAAAGAAAGTATTAAAGATGACTTCTTTGAACTTGCTGGTAAGATATTGGAAGATATCATAAGAAAACAAATAGATGGAGAAGAATTACAATATGTCAACACAGACGATAGAAAAGACAACACTAAGTAATCTAGTTTTTAATGAACCTTACACTCGTAAGGTTTTGCCATTTCTAAAACCAGAATACTTTTCTAACCCAGAGGAAAGAATTGTATTTGAAGAGATTACAAAATTCGTAGAAAAGTATAATAACACTCCCACCAAGGAAGCGCTGTCTATTGAGGTTGACGGACGTAAAGATATTAATGACGAACAGTTTAAAAAGGTAACACAAATTATTGAAACTCTGTCTGATGCAGAAGTTGACATGAACTGGTTAGTCGAAACTACAGAGAAATTCTGTAAGGACAAAGCAGTATACAATGCAATTCTCAATGGTATTCAAATCATCGAAGGTAAAGACAAAGAACATACACCAGAAGCAATTCCTAGTATTCTTACTGATGCATTATCAGTTGCATTCGATTCACACATTGGACACGACTACGTTGATGATGGTGAGGAAAGATTTGAGTTCTATCATAAGAAGGAAGAGAAACTAGAATTTGACTTGGAGTACTTCAACAAGATTACTAAAGGTGGACTACCACAGAAAACTCTAAACATTGCACTTGCTGGTACAGGTGTTGGTAAATCATTATTCATGTGTCACATGGCTGCATCTACTTTGATGCAAGGTAAGAATGTATTGTACATTACTATGGAGATGGCAGAAGAAAGAATTGCAGAACGTATTGATGCGAACTTGATGAATATCACTATGGATGATTTACATGATTTGCCTAAGAAGATGTTCACAGACCGTCTTTCTAAGATTAATAAAAAGACTAATGGTAAACTTATCATCAAAGAATATCCAACTGCATCTGCACACAGTGGACACTTTCGTTCTCTTATCAAAGAACTTGCACTAAAGAAATCATTCAAACCAGATGTTATCTTTATTGATTATCTAAACATCTGTGCATCATCTCGTTTTAAAGGTAATGCAAATGTTGGTTCATATTTCTATATCAAAGCAATTGCAGAAGAACTTAGAGGACTTGCAGTAGAATGTAATCTACCGATTATGTCTGCAACCCAGACAACTCGTGGTGGTTTCAATAGTTCTGATGTGGGACTTGAAGATACTTCAGAATCATTTGGTTTGCCTGCAACTGCTGACTTAATGTTTGCATTGATTACAACAGATGAACTAGAACAACTTAATCAGATTATGGTTAAACAGTTGAAAAATCGTTACAATGACCCAGGCGCTAACAAAAGATTTGTTTTAGGTATTGACAGAGCGAGAATGAAACTGTATGATTGTGAACAAGAAGCACAAGATGATATCATTGATAGTGGACAAGATGACACACCAGCATTCGATAAAAGTCCAATATCTGCACGATATGACAAGTTTAACGACATAAAGGTGTAATTTATCTTGACTTCTTAACAATTTGATATTATAAATAGAACTGTAATATTATTTGTGCAAATGGAGAAATTGATAAATGCAAGGTTTCAAGACCTTCCTTTCGGAAGCAAAAGTTAAAGCAGAGGATTATGAGGCAGCCATAGTTATTGGTTGGTACGAGTTACATGAGCGTGAACTCGACTCTAAGTCTGGCATTACTGATAAGACGTTAAAGGTTTTAGAATCAAATCCAGAAGTATTAGCATCTGGTAAACGCATTGCAGAGTATGTTCTTAAAACAAACTCAAGTCTTGCAGGCGCCCAAGCAGAACAGTATGGTAGAGCATCTACTAAGTTAACTAAGTTCTGGACTTCACACGGTGCAACAAACAAAACTCCAAAAACAGATATACTAATTGGAACTATGCGTTTCTCTTTAAAGATTGGTGCTGCCCAACTTATGTCTGGTGGTAAATCTGAATCTAGTGCTACATTCTATGCAGCGGTAAAGAATACATCAAAAAAACTTTCAAAAAATCCACAGTTTAAGGTTGTAGAAGGGATTTTAGAATCCTTTGTTACAAATACTCTTGCACCTAGTCAATTGCGTGGAATAATTAAATCTGGTGAAAACGAAGTTGTTAACGCTGGAGAAGCTGCACACAAACAATGTATGACTGAACTAGGGTTGTTATTTGAACAATCAAAAGAATTTAAGGTTGCCTTTGCTCGTGAAGCAATGTCTGGTTTTGAAAAGTTCGGAGAATCAGATGCTGCAGCTGCAGAGTATATGTTAGTATCTTCTCACGATGGTAACAGTGTAAAAATTAAAAGTGTATACGATGATGACTATTGCTCTTACATTGCAGATAAAATGAAATTGCAAGCAAGATTTAAATCAAGCGGTAGAGTTTTGAATAAGAAGAAAACTGGAGAATACAACTTTTGGTCTGTTATTTCACTTATTGTTAATGCAATGGATGAAGATATAGATGCATATAATAACGGTGAGATTCTTACTGAAATTCGTTTGTTTAAAAATCTTACTGCAAAGGTAAAAGGATTCTTTAATAAAGTTTGGAAAAAAGCAACTAAGTTTTTTAAAAAGGGTACTATGTCAATGATGAAATTTTTAGGTGTAGAACCTACTGTTACACATAGTAAGGATGTTAACTTTGATTAATTTTAGTAAATACATAACTGAAGATAAGGGTGGAAAGAATTTACACCTAGAACATATCGAAGATGAAATACTCAACTTTGGTGTGCCTGGCGGTAGAGCTGCAATTAACTTTGTTCGTTCCCTTAGAGATATGTTGGCAGGTGCATCACGTTCATCTGTAAACATGACAGTTAAATGGGACGGCGCTCCAGCAATCTTTGCTGGTATCGACCCAGAAGATGATAAGTTTTTCGTTGCAAAGAAATCAGTATTTAATGCAACACCAAAATTATATAAGACAGCAAAAGAGATTGATGACGATGGACTATCTGGTTCATTGAATAGTAAGTTTAAAGTTGCACTTGCAGAATTTTCTAAGTTGGGTATTAAAGGTGTACTTCAAGGAGACTTGATGTGGACAGATGATATTGAAACAGATACTATTGATGGAGTGAAGTATTATACATTCCAACCCAATACAATTGTTTATGCTGTTCCTATTGATAGTGATTTTGGTAAACAGATTAAAGCATCCAAAATCGGAATTGTATGGCATACAACTTATACTGGTAACGCACTTCAAGACATGAAGGCATCATTCGGTGTAGACATTAAAGGATTATCTAAACCAACATCTGTGTGGATGGATGACGCAACTTATAAAGACGTTGCTGGTAAAGCAACAATGACTGAGAAAGAAACAGAAGCAGTTACTAAATCTTTATCTGGTGCTGGTAAAACTTTTCAAAAGATTAACTCTGGCATGTTGACTAAGTTTCTAAACATACAAAACAATTTTACAGGAAACCTTGCTGGTGCATCATTAAAGACATATTATAATAGTAAAGTGAGACAGGGTAAACCTATCAACAATCCTAAAGCACATGCAAAGGGATACGAGAAGTGGGTATCTGATACATACGATAAAAGAATTAAAAGTCTCAAAACAGAGAAGTCTCAACAAAAAGTTGAGAATGAAAAGAAAGAGATGTTACGAGAACTAAAGAAACATACAAAGAATTTAGAACAGGTTATCTTGTTTCAGAACTATCTAATTGAAGCAAAGATGGGCATCGTTAAGAAACTAAATAGTGTTAAGCAATTAACTGATACATTCATTAGAACTGCAAATGGTTTTAAAGTAGTTAATCCAGAGGGATTTGTTGCTATTGACAGAGTGAGTGGTAATGCAGTAAAGTTAGTTGATAGAATGGAATTTAGTTTTAATAACTTTACAGCAATTAAGGCATGGGACAGATGAAGAAATTTAGTGAACTAACATCTGAACTGCTAGAAAGAAAAGCAGTTTCTATGGCTCAAAGAAGAGCGATGGGAAGAAGAATGGCGAAGATGGCAAAGTCATCTGCGTTCAAGGCAAAGGTTGCACGAAAGAAAAAGAAACTTGCAACTCCAGAGATGTTACACAAACGTGCATTGAAAGCTGCAAAGGCAGTTATACTTCAAAAGTTTGCTGGGTTAAGTCCAGCGAAGTATATGCAATTGCCACCTGCTGCAAGAGTAGAGATTGATAATCGTATTGTTGCAAAGAAGGGTGCTGCGATTCAAAAGATTGCAAAAAAGATGATGGTTAAACTTAAAAAACAAGAATTAGAAAGATTGAAAAAAATCAGACAGGGTGGAGATGAATGAAAAAGTTTTCTGAAATTATAGAAGCTCGTGGTGATACTGCTGTATTCACTTTTGGCAGATTTAATCCCCCGACTACTGGACATGAAAAATTAATGGAAGCAGTTGCTAAACAAGCAAAGAAAAACTCTGCTCCATATTATATTTTTGCATCTCATTCAGAGAACGCAAAGAAAGACCCTCTACCATATGCAAAGAAACTTGCATACATGAAGAAGATGTTTCCAAAACATGCAAGAAGTCTGGTTGTTGATAAAGCACGAAACGTATTTGAGATTGCAGTCACACTACACAATAAAGGACACAAATCAATCATTATGGTTGTTGGTTCTGACAGAGTTACAGAGTTTGAAACACTACTAAACAAATACAACGGAACTGAGGCAAGACACGGTTACTACGGTTTTGATAATATTGAAGTTGTATCTGCGGGCGAAAGAGACCCAGATGCAGAAGGTGTTACTGGAATGTCTGCATCTAAGATGAGAGCAGCTGCAATTGCAAATGATTTCGACCAGTTCAAACTTGGACTTCCATCCAACTTCAAACAAGGAATGTCTCTATTTAAAGATGTTCGTAAGTACATGGGTGTTCGTGAGTCTTTTGTTCCTAGAACAAATGTAATGACTGATGAAGATGTTGTTCGTGACTTATACATGGAGAATAAGATTTTCTGTGTGGGCGATACTGTTGAGGATAATTATACTGGTGTCTCTGGTGAAGTTGTTCGTAGAGGAACTAATTACATTACATTCAAAGAAGAAGATGGTACATTACACAAGAAGTGGTTGTATGAAGTAAAACAAGACAAAGATATTAAAGATAGAAAAGGCACAGAACCAGCAAAGTATTATGCAAAAGATGCTGATGGTGATGCAATGTCTAAATCTACTAAACAAAAACGTGCGGCACACTTTGCAAAGAAAAAGGATGGCCCTGCTCCAGGCGATGGACATGCAGAGACAAAACCATCGAAGAGTACAAAGAAATTTAAAGATATGTTTGGTGAAGAAGACCCTTGTTGGGATACTCACAAACAAGTTGGTATGAAAAAGAAGAATGGTAAGATGGTGCCAAACTGTGTTGCCAAAGAAGATTTTCAGTTAGATGAGAAGATTGAAGGACTTGTTACGAAAGCAGAAAAGTCTGGTGTACCTTATGGAATTCTAAAGAAGGTATATGACAGAGGAATGGCTGCATGGAAAACAGGACATCGCCCTGGCACTACGCCACAACAATGGGCATTCGCAAGAGTTAATTCGTTTCTTACAGGTGGTAAGACACGAACAACTGCTGACGCAGATTTATGGAAACAGGCAAAAGGTAAGAAGGAAGAGAGTGAAGATTCTCGTGAAATCGGAACTGATGCCTCTAGAGAAGAAAGGCAGAAAATGACTCCAGGCCAAGGAATCGTATCGTTTAAGGAACACACCAAGTGCGGTACACCAGATTGCTGTAACGAATGTGCAGAATCTAGTCTAATAGAATCTAACCAATATCGTATTGGTTCAGAAAAGTACTACGAATTTTTTAATGAAAAAAGAAGCCTTTATGAAAGTGGTGAGTTAAATCCAGTGGGGTTTGATAAAGAATTACTAGAAGGCGACATTGGTAAATATGCAATGTATGAAGGTGAACACGTTCCTTTGGACTGTCCTATGATGGAATCTGAGTATCAAGGGAAAGACGTTGAACTAAATAAACCAAAGGTCGGTGGTTCTAAGAAATACTATGTCTACGTTAAAGACGGTGACAAAGTAAAGAAAGTATCATGGGGCGATACAACTGGTTTAAAAGTCAAGTTGGACGATAAGGAAGCAAGAAAATCGTTTGCTGCAAGACATGATTGTGCAAACAAAAAAGATAAAACCACAGCAGGATACTGGGCGTGTAATTTACCACGGTATGCTAAACAACTTGGTTTATCTGGTGGGGGTAACTTCTTTTGGTAAACCCATATAGTGATTTAGGTATGGAGACTAATATCATGTTAAGAGAGTTTAAACATGATGTTGATGAGAGTGAGTTAGTTTGGCATCGTGATAGAAGTGATAGAGAAATCACTGTACTTTCTGGATATAACTGGAAGTTGCAGATGGATGATGAACTGCCTGAGGAACTGAAGCATGGTAGAATATATCATATCAATAAGATGGTTTACCATCGTTTAATAAAAGGAAGTGGTAAACTACTACTTAAAATTAGGGAAAAGTAAATGACAAGGTATAGCAAAACAATGATGGAATCCCTTGCAGAAGTGCGTGAAGGATTCTCACCAAAACAAATTAAGATGGCAATCGGTATTGCAAACGACCCACGTTACAAAGGTGGTAACTATAGTGGTGCAGTAAAAACGATTGAGAAAATCAAAAAAGGATTGTCAAATCACAAACAGGTTGCCGCAGTTCTAAAAAGACTGAACACGGATTTTGACCCAGAGATTAAAGGTGATGACGAAGAAATGACTGAAGCATCTGCTCGTAGGGATGCAATGCGTCACGGTGCTGGTGGTAGAAGAGGAATCGACCCTGCTGACAGAGATGACGTAAAGGCAACTGATAAAGACCAAGAACTTGCAAAAAAGAATATGGTTATGCAGTTGCGTAGGTCAAAAGACACTAAAGGTAATGTTGATATAGAATTCAAAGATGGAAAGAAACAGAAGGTTGACCCTAAGTTTGTTGATTTGTTGTTAAAAGCACATGACATGATTCAGAAACCTAGAGATAAAGAACAGTTTGTTCAGATGATTTCTAAGTCATATCGTGATATGCTTAAGACTGCTAAGATGGTCTCAAAACAACTTAGAATGGGTGAAGAAATAATTATTGAAGCAAAAGAAGAATACGTTTGTGAAGATTGTGGTTGTGAACAAGGTAATGCAGACCCTAACTGTGATTGCCCGAATGACTCCACTGACTTACAAGCATCTTATTGGATGAAGAAAGAAGAATTTGAAATTGATGAGATGAAGATGGATGACCCTAAGTTGAATAAGATATTCGACAAACTAAAGAAGGGTCAAACCATTAAACTCAAGACTAGTTCTACAATCAGTAAAGGTAAAGACTTTGTTGATTATATTGTTAAGTCAAAGAATACAGTAAACAAGGGTAGAGTAGAAAAAGTCACACTTGTTACTAAAGGTAATGAAAAGTCAGTCAAGAAGTTCCTATACAAGAGAGATGGTAAAGTAACATTTGCTATCGGTGATATGGGTGCATCTATTGATGACATCAAAGAAGAACTTGATGAAGGACGTATGAAGGATTTGCATGGTTACATTGCAAAAGGAATGTCTGCAAAAGAGATTGCTAAGAAGATGAAACTTGATGTTAAAACAATCCAAGCATTGATGGATGAGACTGACTTAGA